AAGACGATTTTTGATATGAAAAAAATATTAGTAACAGGAATCTTGGGTCAGGATGGAGCTAATATGGCAGAATATCTTCTGAAAGACAAGAAGAATCAAGTCTACGGCATGATGCGTCGAGCAGCTAACCCTAACTATGAAAACATAGAGGGGTTTAAGAAGAATAAGCGCTTTCGCTTAGTCGTCGGAGACCTAACTGACGAAGTCAGCATTAACGAGTTGGTAAAAGAAATTAAGCCCGATTACTTTATTAATTTCGCAGCAAATAGCTTCGTGGGTATAAGTTGGAAAATGCCTGTTCACGTTTTTGACGTAAACGCAATGGGAGTAATCAGGGCCTTGGAGGCTCTTAGAAGTTTTGCCCCAAACTGTAGGTTTTATAGTGCGGGAAGCAGTGAAGAGTTCGGCAACGCAGATTATTCTCCGCAAGACATGAAGCACCCGATGAAACCTAGGAGTCCCTACGGAGCTTCTAAATGCGCAGCGCATCACATTGTAAAGGTCTACAGGGAGTCTTACGATATGTATGCTGTACATGGAGTTCTTTTTAATCACGAAGGAACCAAGCGTGGAGAAGAATTCGTCACAAGAAAAATTACCCAAGGAGTAGCTAAGTTATTTTGGCAATTGCGCGGGCACCGCTCAAGCTGGAGTGATAGGCATGATCAGGCTAAAAAGCATACGCCGATAGAGCTAGGGAATGTAGACGCAAAGAGAGACTGGAGCGATAGTGAAGACTTTGTAAAAGGCATCTGGTTAATGCTCAATCAGGATGATCCTAAAGATTACTTGTTAGCTAGCGGCGAAATGCATTCTATCAGAGAGTTTGTAGAGAAAGCTTTTAAGGTTGCGGGCTTAGAGGGCGAGTGGGAGGGAGAAGGGCTAGAGGAACAATACGTGAGAAATACTAAGCATAAGTATGTATTGGTTAAAATTAATCCAGACTTTTACAGACCAGCCGAAGTTGAACACCTAATGGGGGATTCGAGCGAAGCGAGAGACGAATTAAACTGGACCCCAGAGGGAAATCTTGATACACTTGTTGAAAAAATGGTGAAACATGACATCGAATTACAGAGAAAAAACTAAAACTGACTATCACAGACTAATCGTTAGCCAGTTCTGTGACTTTGAAAAAGGAACTTATGGAGCCAAGTGTAACGAGGCAGTAAAAGCTTTTGATGTTCACCCAGACCCCGAGTTTTGGGACTGGATGTTTATTAATTGTAATTTTAAAGTAGAATGTCCATCTTTTTTTACAACCCCAGAAGGTATAGAATTTTTACAAAGGAAAAAGAAGTTAATGGACTTCAGCTTCAAAGATACCTTGACAAAAGTGGAGCTTTATGGTAAATTAGGTGAAGATAAATTAATTAAAAAGAAAAAAAATCTTTTAGGTTTTATACGAGATGGCGAAAAAGAAAGTTAGCAGTTCAAACGTATCTCCCCAGCAGCAAATTCAAGCGTACCTTGAACAGCACAAAGGGGATCATTATAACTTCGAAGAAGAAAGGGTTTATAGTGTGTCTAGCGGGAGTTTGCTTTTGGATATTGAAATGGGAGGGGGGATCAAGCCGGGGATCGTGCGCGCTTCCGGAGTGTCAGAAGGGGGCAAAACTTCCTGCGCCCTTGCGTTCGCTCGTAATTTTCAAAAGATGGATAACTCTATGGTTATTTACATTAAGGCAGAGGGACGACTGTCTGCAGAAATGATAGAAAGGTCAGGAGTAAATACAGATGAAGATAAATGGTTCGTTTTTAAATGTAATGTATATGAAGCTGTTATTGATTTCATGCGGCAAATGGTCAAGGACAATCCCTCTGATACAAGATACATGTTTATTATTGACTGTATGGATGCTTTGGTGCCTAGGGGTGATTTAGAAAAAGGCGCAGATGAAGCCATCAAAGTCGCGGGGGGCTCGTTACTTAGTTCCGATTTCCTTAAGAGGATGGCCTTGGGCCTAGGAACAAGGGGGCACATTTGTTATATGATTTCACAGGTAAGGACCAAGGTTCAGATTAATCCTTATGAAAAATCCGACCCGCGTCTGACTAACGCATCCGGTGGCAACGCGATGTTGCATTATAGTGATTGGATTTTAGAGTTTCAGCCTCGCTGGAACAAAGACTTGATCACAACGCAACCCAACGGTAAAGGAGATCAGCTCGGCCACTGGTGCAAAGTAATTTTCAGAAAATCCACAAACGAAAAAACTGGGGTGGAAGTTCGGTATCCCATTAGGTATTATGCTCAGTCAGGGAAGAGTATTTGGGTTGAGTATGAAGTGGTCGATATGCTTATCGCTTGGGATATGGCCAAAACTAAAGGAGCTTGGGTCAGTATTTCTGACGAGTTGATAGAGGAGGTAGAAAAAGAGGCTAAGTTGCAGCTTAAAAAGCAGCATCAAGGCATGGATAACCTTCGTAAATATTTTGAAGAAAACAAAGACATAGGTAAATATTTATTTAATAAATTCAGAGACGTACTTAAAAAGGCCTAGGGTCTTCTCCAAGACCGGCTAACCAATCTATATTTTAAATTACTGGTGACAATTTGTATTTCATCTTTCATTTTGTAAGCACAGTACGCAAAACTAATCTGATCTCTAGAACTAAATTTGCAGATTTGTTCCCACCACATTAATTGAAATTTTTTTACAGCAGTCGTATTTTTCATTATCATTGCGTTACAATGCCATAGCCCATACTTTTTTGGCATCCCTTGTAACTTATAGTAAGCTTTTTGTTGCTTTAAAGTTTCAGAAGCGTCCAACTTCACCTTGTTTACTAAATTTATTTCGTCGTATAAGCACCTTCTCTTTCTATGCGGACCAACTATAATGTCAGCATCAGCATGTTGCTTGATAATTTCATTGGGGTCTCCTATAAGAGATACATTAGCATCATGCCACACTATATACTTATAATTAGGATACAAAATAGTATTTAATATTTTATATAATTTGCAATTTCTTCTCTCTTTATATTTATCTATACTACTAAATGGAATATACGGATTAGTGTTCTTCCAATCTGACTTTTGGAACTGCTTGTGTTCGTCATCGATAGCGAGGTAATCGCAGTTATCATAATTACAATTATTATGCCCTAGCACTGCGCCGGGCAAACCCGTGATGGGCATTTTTTCTTTACCGCCTACGCTACCCGTAATTATCAAGACGTCTTTCACTTATTATTATTACACTAAAGGGAATGACGAATAAATACTTGCCAGCATGTAATATATAGTGTATATTATAGCGTAGGCTCTGACGTTAATTCGAGTAAAAATAGGAGGAGACAAACACCTCCTCTTCGTCAGGGTCTTTTTGATTTTTCTTAGCTTTTATGTTAAATTTACCTCGTGAGACTTTTTAATGTTAGGGGTAAGCTGCAGTCTAGGATAGTGACGCGGTTTCTTATCAATTGGGATAAAAAGTCTCGATCCAAAATCCAATTCAAAGTTAAACAATTTCTTAGGTCTTATTGGCAAAACCACGTAGTCTACGAAGAGTTTCCTGTTTATGGAACCCGAATGAAAGTGGATATACTAAACGCCACAAAAAAAATAGCCGTAGAGGTGAACGGCAGGCAGCATTCTAGTTTTAATTCCTTTTTTCACAATAACTCAAGAAACAAGTACCTAGCCTCGATTAAGAGGGATGTACAAAAAAGAGAGTGGCTCGAAAAGAATGGGTTTACAGTAATAGAGATAGAAGAAGACGAAGTTAATAAATTATCAGAAGAATTTATTGTAAAAAACGGAATAAAATTAATATAATTAGAGGGGAAATAGCGAGATAAATGGCCAACTGCAGTTCAAAATGTTCCTATAGATGGAGAGTCACATTCTTTTGTGACGGGACCGGAAGTGGTGGCGATTGGAAAAGATATAGAACTGCCGACATTCCTGATAATGATGACGTGATGTACCAAGCGGGTGACGTCTTCTTTGAATTCGATAAGGTGTGGTGTAAAGACTCCTATCATGGCCAATGGTTCTGCGAGGACCACACTTATCGAGGTGTAGTCTGGGATAACGATGATGATGGAGTAGATGAAACCTACAATAACGTAGTCACTTTCTATATAGATATCAATAGGGAGCCTGACGGTTCCGAGACTGAGGAATGTACTGACACCGGTGCGGGGGGCTCTTGCGAGTGCACAAACGAAGACAAGATATACGGTGCTGGCACCCCCGGTTTTAGTGCTTCTTATTTTCAGGAGGAATCTGACGCCCTTACAGAATTAGCTTTAATGTCCGGTAGGAACTGGTGGAACAATGATGTCAACCCCGGGCACCCCGGAATTCCAAGTACAACCCAGCAGAATAACTGCTGCTTTACTCCGACAGCTTCCGCGTCTGTAAGTGGATCTCCCTCGGCTACGGCATCACCTACGATTTCACCGTCAGTGTCGCATACGCCTAGCTCGTCATCGACTGTGACGCCTTCGGTTTCACCAACGGTTTCATCAACGATTTCACCGTCAGCGTCGCATACGCCTAGTGCGTCACCAACATTTTCACCGTCGGCGTCCCCGACTGCTACGGCGAGTGATATGTGTATTGACCCCGGAGAGTTTCATGGCACGGGCTTTTTTAAAGACAATTGGGCGATAGGTGATACCTGTAGCGCGGTTTGTCCCGCTTCTCTTCCGGACAATGGGGATGGTAGTGATCATAATTTTACTTCTTTACTAAACTCTGGAGAGATTGTCGCTGGCAAAGAATACTGTTTTATATTATTAAATCAAAATGATAGAAATGAAGCTAACGCATATCCAGTCGTAGGGCCATTTGAAAGCTGGCCCGCGTTGTCGGGTGGGGGCAACTATGGTAATCCGTGGAGGATTAGAGAGTGCTGTCATACAAATACTGTAACACCGACTGTTTCACCAACGGTTTCGCCGACGATATCTTTAACTGGGTCTCCCACGCACTCGGCGTCACCAACAGTGTCTCCAACGATTTCACCGTCAATTTCGCCCACGGTTTCACCAACGACTTCGCCTACGGTTTCGCCGACTTTTTCTCCGACTGCCTCGCTTACGCCTAGCGCGTCTTTGTCTGGATCTCCCACGCACTCGGCGTCACCGACTGTTTCGCCAACGGTTTCGCCGACGATATCTTTATCTGGATCTCCCACGCACTCGGCGTCACCAACAGTGTCTCCAACGATTTCACCGTCAATTTC